GCAGAATCATTTACTTCATTTGCTACTCAAGAGTTTTCTACGAGTGCAACTACCTCCTATACTCTAGATCACGCAGTAACAAATGAAAATGAGATAGCGTTATTTGTAAATAACGTAAGACAGCAACCTGGATCTGGTAAAGCATATACTGCTACGGGCACAGCGTTGACACTATCTGCGGCAACAGCCTCGACAGATACGATGTACTGTGTATTTCTAGGTAGAGCATTACAAACTGTAACGCCTGCAACTAATAGTATTAATAACGCCATGGTTAGCTCAACTGCCGCTATTGCTACAACTAAACTTGGCACAGGTGCTGTTTTGCAAGTTGTTCAAACTTTTAAATCAGATGCTTTCTCATCTACATCTGATGGATTTTTTGATATTACTGGATTATCTGTAGCAATAACTCCATCAAGTTCATCAAATAAAGTGCTTATTATTTCAGATCTTGCTATAGGTTCAAGTGATTTATATTCTTATAATCATGGGTTCAAAGTTTTAAGAGGCAGTACATCTGTCGGAATTTCTACAGCAGGAAGTACCAATTATTCTGGTGGAATAAATATGTATCTTTCTGGAGGACAATATCCTCATATCTTTGGTACAACAAAAATTTTTTTAGATAGTCCATCAACTACATCAGCAACTACTTACAAAGTTCAAGGAACTAAAAATAATTCAAGTGGTACTTTTTATTTAAATAGAAAAGGAGATGGTACTTCTGTTGGTGGAGCATCATCAATAACAGTAATGGAGGTAGCTGGATAATGACAGACATAGCAAAAGCAATTTTAGCAATTGATCCTGATGCAGATGTTTCAGTTAATGGTGAAGATATAAATCAAATTACTTGGTTAAATGGAACAACACCTATTTCTAAAGCTGACATAGAAGCTAAGATGACAGAACTACAAGCAGAATACGATGCTGAAGAATGGAAAAGAAATAGACAAGCAGAATACCCAACACACGAAGATTGTATTCACGCACTATTAGATGGTGGTGATACACTTACAGAATTACAGGCTAAGCGAACAGCTATTAAAAATAAATATCCAAAGGAGTAACCCATGGCACTCTCTAAGGTTGACTTTAATAGCATAAACGTAACGCCTGCTGCAAGCAAGGCGATTAAGTTTAACTCCAGTAACAATGGTCTAGAGACAGGGGATCTTGGGGGTAATTTGGTGTTGATATCAACACAGACTGCATCTAGTTCATCTACAATAGATTTTACTTCAGGAATAGATTCTACTTACAAAGAATATATATTTAAGTTTATTGATATACATCCAAGTGCAGAAGCACAATTTGAATTTCAAACTGATATTGGCACAGATACTAATTATAATGTAACACTAACTTCTACAGCTTTTTCTGCACAACACGATGAGGGAGATTCATCAACTAATTTAAATTATGCTGGTGGTAGAGATCATGCACAGCAAACAAGTTTTCAATCATTAAGTCATTCCGTTAAAACAGATAATGATAGTTCTACATGTGGTATATTACATGTTTTTGAACCAAGCAGTACTAGTAAAGTAAAACATTTTATATCTAGCTTTAATTTTATGAATACTGATCCTGGGTCACAAAATGTGTATAATTCTGGATATTTTAATACAACAACTGCAATTACCAGATTTAGATTTAAATTTGCATCAGGAAATATAGATTCAGGAACAATCAAAATGTATGGAGTATTATAGTGGCCCTTACAAAATTTAATTATAATAGTTTTGATTTAACATCAACTGCTAGTTCTGGTCTAGGATTTAATTCTAGTGCTAATGGTTTTACTAATAGTTCAGCAGGTGCTATGACTCTTATTAAAACTCTTACTGTAAGCGCTGCGAGTAATGCAACTATATTACACGGCTCATCATCAGTTGTTTTTGACAGCACATATCCAGTTTATGTTATAAAATATATTAATGTATTTTCTAACAATGGACAAAATATAGCAATGAATTTTACAACAGATGGATCTAACTACAATGTAAATATGACAACTTCGACTTTTGTTGCTGAACACAGTGAAGATGATAGTTCAGTTGCAAGACTAGATTATTCAGAAAGCTATGATACAGCTCAAGGCACAGATCAAGTAGTTTTTAATATAAATAAAGGTGGATTACTAAATGCATCAGATAGTTCAGCATCTGGTGAAATTTTTATATTTAATCCCTCTAGTACAACATTTGTAAAACATTTTATAAGCAGAGCATGTAGTATGTCAGAGTATCCTGGTGCAACTGATAACTATTGTTCAGGGTATGCAAATACATCTTCTGCAGTGACTGGAGTTAGATTTCATGTAGTAAATAGTAATAATATATCTGGAACATTTAAGTTATATGGAATAAAGGATAGTTAATGGCACTTAATAAATTAAAATTTAATAGTTTAAATGTAACACCAACAGCAGGTAAGGCAGTTGGATTTAATTCTAGTGCTAATGGATTAGAAGCTACACTTAGTGGTGGCTCTATGACTTTTATTAAAAAACTAACTGCTAGTTCAAGTGGCACGTTGTCTTTTGTAGACGGTTCTAGTGATGTAGTATTAGATAATACTTATAAAGAATATTTATTTTTATTTACAAATATACATCCAGCTACTGATGATGCGACACTACAATTTAATTTATCTGTTGATACAGGAAGTAATTATAATGTAACCAAAACAACAACTGCATTTGGTGCAGCTCATGGAGAAAATGGTAGTAGTGGTAATATAAGTTATGATACAGGATTAGATTTAGCACAAAGCACAAATTTTCAAGGATTAAATTTAGGAAGTTCTGATAATGATCATGCTATTTCTGGAACTTTAAATCTATTTAATCCAAGTTCTACAACTTTTGTTAAACATTTTATCGCTGTAAGTAGTACCACAAATTATGATAATCTTAATTTAGTAAAACATATTGCTGGATACGGAAATACCACAAGTGCAGTAGATGGGGTTCAATTTAAATACTCTAGTGGCAACATAGATGCAGGAACTATAACCTTGTATGGAATAAATTAATATGATAGACAAACAAAAAGGAGAACACGAATGTACATAGGGAAGACCCCCACAGTAGGTAACTTTCAAGTCTGTGATGCGATATCAGTCGTAAACGGACAGGCAGCCTACACTTTACAAGTAGGGGGTGTAAATGTCGCCCCAGAATCAGCTAATCATATGCTGGTCAGTTTAAATGGTATCCTACAAAAACCAGGATCATCCTTTACAATCTCAGGTAGTACGATGACCTTCGCCTCGAATCTGGCGACAGGGGATGTAATTGACTTCGTTCAAATATTAGGTAATGTGCTCGACATCGGCCAGCCTTCAGACGATACTGTAACCGCTGCTAAGTTAAATAATGATATTATTTCAGGGCAAACAGCTTTAACGAGTAGTCCTGATGATACGGATGAATTATTAATATCAGATGCAGGCACTATAAAAAGAATAGACGTATCACTAGTTGGTGGTAAAAACACTCCAAATTTTTTTTTAAATGCAAGTGCCTCACATGATATTTCAAACGCGACATCAACAGTAGTTCAATATGATACCTCTGTTTATGATACAGATAGTGCTACTGGTTCAAATGGTTTTACAGTTCCATCTGGTAAAGGTGGAAAATATTATATTTTTGCTAGATTAATGGGTCAATTTTTTGATGCTTCTGGAGAGTATGTTGATTTATCTATTTTTGAAGGTTCTACAAAAAAAATAACTCAACGATCTGGTGGCTATAACGCTGGAGGTGATAGAAATATTGCCGAAATAACTGGGGTAGTAAATGTTTCAGCTGGAAGTTTACTTACAGTAAGACTTTATCACACTATGGGTTCAGCTAGAGGTTTTGATACTGATACATTATATACATATTTTGGTGGATTTAAATTAATAGAGTAGGACAAATTATGGCACAATTATACACAAAAGTTAAACTATATTTAGAGGCAAATTCTAAAACTTACGATGCTGAAAAAGATAACATAGTATTACAAAACGATGGGTCTGGAGATTACATTCATACATGGTCAGTAGATGGATTAGCAAAGCCTACAGATGAACAAATAGCATCATACGAAACAGCTGGTAATGCTGCTGAAACAAATGCTGGTATAGATGCAACTAGAAGATCTCAGTATGGATCATGGGAATCTCAAATGGAAATGATCTACAAGGATCAAAAGAACGGCACATCAACATTTAAAGATCATTGTGATAAAGTAAGATCAGACAACCCTAAAGGATAACCCATGTCAATCAATGTATGCAATGACAGATCTATGGCATCCATTACCAGTCTCCCTTCAGGGGTCACTGGTAGTAGCTTAGTATTATTAGAAACACAAACTGCTAGTTCTAGTGCAACAATAAGTTTTACAAGTAATATTGACTCTACTTACAAAGAATATATTTTTAAGTACACTGATATACACCCAGCAAGTGATAATGTAGATTTTCAATTTAACATGAGTACCAATACTGGAAGTAATTACAACGTAACTAAAACTACTACTGGTTTTCAAGCATATCTAAACGAAGGTGACAGTGCTAATGGTTTGGCTTATGAATCTGGTAGAGATTTAGCACAATCTACTGATTTTCAAGGTGTACTTATAGGCGTTGGAAATGAAGCTGACCAATGCTGTGCTGGTCAATTACATTTATTTAATCCTAGCTCTACAACATTTGTAAAACATTTTATATCAAGAGGTAATAATTATAGAGCAGATACTGAATCACAGCAGAGTTATTTTGCTGGGTATGGCAACACAACAAGTGCAGTGGATGCTATTCAATTTAAAATGTCTTCAGGCAATATAGATGCTGGCACTATAAAAATGTATGGAGTTGTGTAATGTCAATTGTAACTTATAACAACAGAAGCATTGCAAATATCTCAGCTATACCTGGGGCAGCTAAATCATTAACACATATTAAAACTTTAACTGCTAGTTCTAGTTCTACATTGTCATTCGTAGATGGAAGTAGTGATGTAGTCTTGGATAGCACATATCCTATTTATGTTTTTAAGTTTATTAATATGCATAGTCAAAACAATTCTGTTGATTTAACATTTAATTTTAGCACAGATGGTGGAAGTAATTATAATGTTACTAAAACAACTACTCATTTTTGGACAGCTAATTATGAAAGTTTAGCTCTTAATTATTTTACTTATGGTGCTAGTCTTGATTTAGCACAAAGTACATCTTTTCAAATAATAACAGATAATGTTGGTAATGAAAATGATGAATCTTCAAGTGGAACTATGACATTATTCAATCCTAGTAGCACAACTTTTGTAAAACACTTTATGACAGATATAAACACTTATGGTCAAGATAATTCATCTTATAGAAATTTAGTAGCTGGTTACGGAAACACTACATCAGCAGTAGATGCTATTCAATTTAAGATGTCATCTGGCAACATAGATGCAGGCACAATAAAACTCTATGGAATAAAGGATAGCTAATGAGCATAGTTACACTTAATGACAGAGGAGTTAGATCGGTTACAACCTTTGGGTCTGCAACTGGATTAGGCAATATGGTTTTTATTAAAAAGTTAACTGCTAGTTCTAGTAGTGATTTAACTTTTCATGATGGCACATCATCTGTAGTTTTTGATTCTACTTATAAAGAATATTTATTTACTTTTAATAATATACATCCAGCTACTGATGGTGCTAATTTTACTTTTCAAGGAAATGCTGCTGGTGGCAGTGGTTTTAATGAAACTATAACAAGCAGTTACTTTAGAGCAGTTCATAATGAAGCAGATAGTGCATCAGGTTTAGCTTATGATGGTGATTTTGACCAAGATCAAGGAACAGCTTTTCAAATGTTATCTCCAAATATAGGTACAGATAATGACCAATCTGTTTCTGGTCAACTAACAATATTTAATCCATCAAGTACAACTTTTGTAAAACATTTTATTTCAAATTCAAACATTTATCAGGCTAGTGATTATTGCACTACTCCATATGTTGCTGGATATTTTAATACAACAAGTGCTATTGATGAAATACAATTTAAAATGAGTTCAGGCAACATAGACGCTGGAGATATTTGCCTTTACGGAATTCTATAATAATGATACATAAATAATAAGGAGAAAACTATGACAAGATATCATAATATAAACGGTAACAAAGTACAGTTTACAGCTGAAGAAGAAGCTGCAAGAGATGCTGAAGAACAAGCGTGGGCAGATGGTGCCCCTGCTAGAGCTTTAGCTGATCTTAGAGCTAAGAGAAATAGACTTCTTGCTGAGACTGATTACTATGCTTTATCTGATGTTACTATGTCAGATGACATGAAAACATACAGACAGAATCTTAGAGATCTGCCTGCAGGTAAAGACACTGTTGCTAAATGTGAAGGTGCTACATGGCCAACTAAACCATAATGGCACGAAAGTTTAAATCGTTTGAAGAAAGACCAAAACCAAAGAAACGACCAAGAGTACATAAGAAATCAAAAAATAAAGATGAAAAGCGTAGCTTCAAAAAAT